GACTGAATCCAGATCAGAAGCTGCGAATGTTCGCAACGCTGTACAATGAATCGACTGAACAAAAGCAGGATGGAAAGGAGACACAAACACATGAATGAGCTATTCACTATTAATCAAGCTGCGATTTCCATTAAGGAGTACAGCGGCAAGCGTGTCGTAACATTTAAGGATATCGACACAGTACATCACAGACCGGAAGGAACGGCAAGAAAGCGGTTCAATGACAACAAAAAGCATTTTGTAGATGGCGAGGATTTCTACAAAATCAAGTGTCAAGAGGTGCGTCCGTTTTTCGGACAGACCCTCCCGAATGGTTTCAACCCAAACGCTGACATCATTTTACTAACCGAATCCGGTTACTACATGCTAGTAAAATCATTCACAGATGAATTGTCCTGGGATGTACAGCGGCAATTGGTGAACGGCTATTTTCGTGCCAATCAGATGCAGTCTGTACTTGCGGATTTGTCCCCACAGCTGCAAGCGCTGATTCAAATGGAAACCCGTCAAAAGCAGCTGGAAGCCAAGCAAGCGCAGCAAGATACTGCAATAGCAGATCTGGGGCAGCGGCGTGGAGTCAGCCCAGACGAGATGTGCCAAATACTGGGTATTGCAAAGCGAGAAACCCTGAACCGCCGTTTTGCGGATCCTGGGCTATTCACCGGGTTTGATTTGAACCATATCTGCCAATTTTTCAACGTGACATTGGAACAGTTGGCGCATGACTGGACGGTTCGGCTGTGAAAAGTGAATTTTACGCCGGATACCAAATCCGGAACGGATACAAATACACATGTTGCCAGTCCTGCCAGAAAGAATGGCAAGTCTGTGCACAACGGACGGGCTGGTACGTATGCCCGTGGTGCGAATTCAAATATAGAAAGGAAAATGAAAATGACATTGAGAGAAAAAGTTGCAGAGGTTGAGCCGGAAAAGATCAGCAACGGGGAAGCTGGCGGAGTATGTGGGTGCCCATCATTTTATGACTATTTAAACGCTGAGGATTATCCGGGTTGCATCAGCTGTGAGGAATGCTGGAATCAGGAATGGAAATACGAACCAAAACTGAAAATCACACACCTGGATGCCTACCAGATGGAAGCTATGCGCACGTGCAATATTCGATATGACGAGCGGGATAAAATGATGCGGCACGCTGTTTTCGGACTGTGCAGTGAATCAGGTGAAGTCGCCGGAATCCTGCAAAAAGTATTCCAGGGACACGATTTCGACAAGGAACATTTCAAGAAAGAGCTGGGCGACTGCCTGTGGATGATCGCTGAAGCGTGTGCATCAGTCGGTGCAACACTGTCAGAAATCGCCAGCATGAACATACAGAAACTACGTGAACGTTATCCGGACGGGTTCGACCCGGAAAAATCGAAGAACAGAAAAGAGGGGGATATTTGACGATGGAAAACCAAAAGAGATATATTGAAATCCGTATTGAGATAGACAGAAACGGTGTGGACGTAGAACTACATGCAGAAAGGGTATCTGCCAGAGACCTCGCAGAAGGTTATGTTACAGCTGCGCAAAACATTGCCGAAGCAATCGCGCGGCATAGTAATGCCACTGTAGGCGAAGCTCTCGGCGCAATGGCGATAGACATTCTTTCGCTCGGCGAGGAATCGTATGAAGATGAAGAGGAGGACTAAATCATGGAAAGCAAAGTAAAAGGCTACAAGGTATTCAACCCGGATTGGACATGCCGGGGCAAGCAATACAGTTGCCCCGGGAATTTTGAGGAAGATGTTACCCTGTCTGTATGCAACAGTGGAATGCATTTTTGCAAAAAGGCATCAGATTGTTTCAATTATTACCAATTCGACCCCAATAATCATGTTGCAGAGGTCGTTGCACGTGGCAATGTCGTGGAAGATGGCGACAAATGCGCTACGGATAAATTGGAAATCATCCGTGAAATTCCATGGGCGGAACTGTTAGAAATTGTAAATACTGGAAAATGGTGCACAGGGTACGGCAACAGCGGCAATCGGAACAGTGATGATTGCAACAGCGGCTATTGGAACAGCGGCTATTGGAACAGCGGCGATTACAACAGTGGCGATCACAACAGCGGCAATCGGAACAGCGGCTATTGGAACAGCGGCGATTACAACAGTGGCGATCACAACAGCGGCAATCGGAACAGTGATGATTGCAACAGCGGCTATTGGAACAGCGGCAATCGGAACAGCGGCAATTGGAACAGCGGCGATTGCAACAGCGGCAATCGGAACAGTGGCGATCACAACAGCGGCGATTACAACAGTGGCAATCGGAACAGCGGCTATTGGAACAGCGGCGATCACAACAGCGGCAATCGGAACAGTGGTGATTGGAATAAAACGGATTTTTCAAATGGCTGTTTTAATACCGTTGAACCAAAAATTTATTTATTCAACAAACCGTCTAGTTGGACATATCGAAACTGGCTGGGTAGTAAAGCCCGTTACCTGATGAAACAGATTCAGGGGGATATTTTTGAATGGGTTCGCCTGCGGAATATGACCGATGATGAAAAAACAGCACACCCGGAATCTGAAACCACGGGCGGCTATCTGAAAAAATTAAACAATTCAGAATCAGCCGCTATCTGGTGGCGTTCGCTGGATCAGCGTCAGAAAAATATTATCATGTCAATCCCGAATTTTGACAAGGCGATTTTTAAAGAAATCACCGGGATTGATGTAGACAAGGAGGACTAACATGCTACCCACAACCCCATTGCAGGACCTATTAGCCATCGGTATTGCCGTGGTTTTAGGAATATTAGATCTGATGTATCTGTCAGACCAATACAAGAAAGGAGCTAAGAAACGTGAAACCATTCACAAACGCTGAGCTGCTGGCGGTCGGCGAAAAGCTGAAGCTGGTACTGCCCATTGAAGAATTCGTGTTCCGCAAGCGAACCGAAACCGCCCTGGAAATCACCATAGTAATAAAAAAACGCTGCCAGCAGCAACTGGCAGCAGAAAAACAAAGGAATATATAACCAACTACATTGTATCACATAGAAAGGAATTTGTCAAATGAAATCGGAAACTAGATGTATCCATTGCTGCATTAGCGGTGTGCAGTTATTCCCCGGACTGGATGGACACCTGCACTGCGCCGATTGTACTGGCATGCTACTGCCAAAACGGGAACCAACCTGCATGCAGCAGTTGGAGCAACAGGTCACCGAGCGCCTGCGTGCCGGTGAGAAACCCGATCGCATCCGCCAGCTGATCTGCACGGACCGGCATTGCACGGCAATGGAAAAACGCCGGCTGCTGCGGAAACTACATATGGAACAGGAGGAAGAATAAATGGGAAGATTGTTTGAGCTATCTGCCGATTTTGCAGAGCTGCTGGATCGGTTTGACGAAATTGAGGAAATGGAGTTCCCCACCAATGCGGACGGAGAACCGGTTGATGCAGAAGGGAATCCGATCAACCCGGAGTTTGTAAAGGCAGAACTGCGGCAGGCATGGTTTGACACGCTGGATGGCATGGAACAGGAGTTTACGCTCAAAGCAGAAAACCTGGCACAGTATATCAAATCGCTGAAAGCGGAAGCGGATGCCATTGATGCAGAAGCAAAGCGCTTGCAGCAGCGTGCCAAAAGCCGGAAGAACCGAATTGCCTGGATGAAGCAGTACCTGATGCAGTGTATGGAAACCATGCAACTGAAAAAGGTGGACGGTGTGCAGGCACGCATCACCCTGCGCAGTAATGCGCCGTCTGTTAAGGTGACAGATGAGCTGTCCCTGATTCAGGAGCTGGAACGCACCGGGCATGCGGATGCCTTGAAGTATCAGCTCCCGGAAATCCGGAAGAACCAGCTGAAAGGCTATCTGAAAGCCGGAGAGGTGTTTCAGTATGCATCGTTGGAGCCTTCCAAGTCCATCATCATATCATAAGGGGGCGCTGTTATGGGAATTCCTGTGCTCATTATGGGAGAATCCGGAAGCGGAAAAAGTACCAGCTTGCGGAATTTTAATCCAGGAGAGATCGGGATTTTTAATGTGGCAAGCAAGCCGCTTCCATTCCGCAAAAATTTGCCGGTCGCAAACAGCGCCGGGTATCAAACAATTGTAAAAACGCTTGCAGTACATAACCTGAAACGGTACGCTATTGACGATAGTCAATATTTGATTGCCTTTGATTTTTTTGACAAGGCAACCGAAAAAGGATATGACAAATTTACGGAGATGGCTCTGCGATTTTACAACCTTATCCGGTTTATCCAGCAAAACACTCCGGATGACTGCATTGTTTATTTTCTGCATCATGTCGAAGTTTCCTATGATGCAGTTGGAAACCGCAGACTTAAAGCAAAAACAATTGGGAAAATGCTGGATGAAAAGTTGACAGTCGAGGGGCTTTTCTCCATCGTTCTGCTCTGCCAGTCCGACGCAAGTGGGCGGCATTATTTCCAAACACAAGGCAACGGCGGTAGTACGGCAAAATCTCCGATGGAGATGTTTCCGTTGGAAATCGAC